TATACCACTCGGAGCTGGAGGTACATAAGCTAATTGCCAGTTTTCCAGGATTCTGGGGTCCATGACATTTAGATGTGCTAGGACATCAGCATCTAGTCCTACTTTACACAACTGAAAGATAAACTCTAACTCAAACTCCTCTGTGTGACGACTGTACTGATTAAAGTCATCTGTAGCATACTTGTATGACCCCTCCACATTTAAAGGATCTAAAGGATTTTTATCTTTTTTCACACTGATATTAAAATTTATATTTCGTGTGTTATCAAACACTGTAACAAACACCTCATTACCCCAACATATACAATTGTTAGTACCCTGGGCTCTGCGTATCCAATATGGTCGATTAAATAACTGAGAGCTACTAGTGTTTAACGAACCACTTGGTGTTGTAAAATATAAATAAGATCCTAAAGTGCTTCTGCGATTATCTGCAGGTTGAGTAGGGTTTACAGGGTGATAAAAAACATTTGGGGCTGTAGGAATAGGTTCTCCTATAGGTCCTGCATGGGTAAACAAATGTCTGGCATAGAGTTGTTCTTGCTTAGCATAGAAAAACACGTGATCCCCATACACATCCTTGGTCATTTTCAAAAGATCTGGCCATAAACTGATAGAATCTACTAAATCCAAAGGAACTCCTGCTCTGTCTTGCTGTAGCCTAGGAAAATTAGCATTGCCAAATCCAATGTCACCCATATCTCCATCCTGGATAAAACTATTTACTAATTGTATTGGAGGACATTTTCCATTGTCCAGACTACTTTTGTCACAAGGTTCAGCTAAATCCCAATACTCACCAACAGCTGGTTTACATCCAACAATTAATAACTGTGTCTGTTTAGGATCCACAGACAAATTCTGTCTTTCATCTTTCTCCTGTGGGCCTAAATAAAAACTAGGGTTTTCAGTGTCTCCAATTTTATTAAATAAAGGATGTCCAGTAGAACCAACACCTAATGGACCACCTCTACCTACCTCAATGCCTATAAGTTTCCAAACCAAACGTTCTGTATCTGAATTGTATAATTTAGTATCAATCAATGCAAACTTATTAGGATCTGGTAGTTCACAGCGGAAAACTCGGTACTGATTTGCTGATACTTTAGGTACTTTAACTGTATTATTATCTTCTATATCATAATATGGATGTCCCACAATTAATAAACGTTCACTGCGAGCATGAAAGTACACATCAGTTCCTTTAACATATTCATCGGTGCTTAAAACTCTGGCAACAGGAGTACTGGGTGGAAGATATAATTTTCCAGAGGTGGAGGACCAATGAGCCATCTGCAAAATAAATTAAAAATAATCTAAACGTCTTCTTTTCGGAAGAAGACCTGGATGTAAATCAAAGTCTGCGTAATCTAAGACATACACTGATTGCTGAGGAATGGTAGAAGGAACTAGTAAAGAAGTGTCTAATATATTATACCCTGGTAAAACAGTTGCAACATCACCAGCATCTATTCCAAAGCCAATGGGAATGTTTCTAAAGTTAATAATATTTATTGTAGTATCATTTTCTTCATCAGTAGCTGATATAACTAAATGTGAATCTACAAAATCCTGTTGCATGTCCTCTGTTAATGCTTCCTCAGTAAATTCTGTGTGCAAAGTGTTAGCAGGATCATCAAATGAAGTAGTGGCTAATATATCGTCTACAACTGTGCTTACTTGTGGTGTTTCATTTAAAGTTTGTAACTCTATTGAATCTGCAGATGGTATTTCACTTAAATCCATGTAAAAATGCACTTGAGGTCCCACAGAAAGACCACTACGTGTAGTTAATGCAGCTCTTGTACCTAATCTGCTCACTCGTATTGTACCTTCTGAGGTGCTTGATAATCTAGGCCTACCTAAATATACAACATCAGCAAATTCCTGATTTGGCGCTGCCCTAAGGGCTTCCACATCCCGCTCAAAGTATAGGCTTACATCTGGGTCAAAGGCGGGATTTCTGTATTCAAACTGTACAAGGCGGGAAGGTTGACTCAAAAAATCTGGCTCAGATATTGGCTGCTGAGCAACGAATCGACTGTACAGGTCTCTTGTCCTAGAAACGAATCTATTGCCTAATTGGGTGGGCGTGCTTTCTGTAGGTGGTTCCTCAATGTCAAAGCTTTGAATATCTAAACGTTCCAAGGGAATCTCTTCATAAAAGTAGTCCCCTATAGTGTCACCAGCAAAACTGGGATCAACTATTACATTAACATTATTAATATCTGGATTTAAAAACGGATTTATTTGGGTTTCAATTGTTGCTGCTACAGTAGAATCATATAATATCTGCTTTGGATAAGGAGGAATAGGGTGTGCATCTATAACTGCTACCTCAAATTCTTCATTTGATGTTACTGTAGGACCACCTCCTACTGCACCTATGTCTGTGGCAGGATCAGTTATTGTAAATAACTCAATATCACTTCCACCTGCTGCAGGTCCTGCATCAGGTGCTGCAAATGCAACATCAGGGACACCTTCCGCTAAGGGAACTACTGATGCAGCTGAAGGATCTATTGGAACTATAGATGCAGGCCCTAAAGGATCTACCACAACATTTGGTCTGGTAATTGGTAGTTCCTGAATAGGCCTTCCAGAACCAGGGGCCCCAAATGGTCTGTACCCAAAGCTGCCACCAGTTCCCCGACCCGTACCAATTCCCAAATTGCCAAAGTATACTAAACCTCCAAATATTTTTAATAACCAATCTGCGACTGTATTACCTTCAAATTTATTTTTGACATCAGGTATGCAATCCCCCCCTTGTAAGCATGATTTATATAAGTCCGTTGGGCTGGCACGTTTGCGTCTGCGAAGCATTATAAAGAGTCCAAATGTCCCATAGAATATGTAGTATTTTTAGGAAGTGAAACAGTATTTAAAAATGATAGCCTTTGTTCTGGGCTCTTAAAAGCAATAAGCAATTTGGCATCAGTACCCCTGTATCCCTCTGATTTTGGGCCTAACCATTTCCATGCAGAGCTACAACATTCATAAAGATCTGAATATTTTTGTGAAAACCTGTGTCTCCAACATTTAAGATTATTTTGTCGACCTGTGATAATTAGGACTGGAGGATCCCGAGCTTCTTCTTGTAGTCGTCTAAGTCTTGACAGACCGTGCTTTGCAACTGATTCAGATCTTCTTCCCACTTCTTCAGGAGATGGCGCAGAGTCGGCTCCCAAATCTGACTGTTGTTTTCTGGGTCTGTAGGGATGTTCTCTTTCTCGTCGTCCTCGTCGAAGTCGTATTGCTGATGTCGAGGAGGATGGCTCGGGGTTCTGTGAGGTTTCTGGTTCCCCGCCTCCAGATCCTTCCTGCTGGCTCTTGTTGTACGATGTGGAAGGCCCGGGCCCCTCGTCAGCAGGCCCAAAGGCACTCCTTGAGGAGCTAGTGACAGAGGAACGAATAGTTTTGTTTTTAGATATAACAGTCCATTGTCCAGTTTTGCCATATATAGTGGAATCAGGTTGAAATAATTTAAAGTACACTGTATCACCAGTCACTTCTTTAAAGTAAAGGCCATTGTGATCGACTTGACCTTTTACCTTATGCCATTTATCTCTTGAATCTTGATAATATATGTGTTCATAACAAATATATGGAAACACATTTTTAGCATCATTATCAAATAACACAGTGACAGTAAAAGGTTGCTTTTTAAAACAGTTTCTAGGAGGTGCATCTAACATTTCTAAACTACACTCTGATAATGTCCATGGTTCAGACCCAAACTCAGATTTATACAGGGATTGCAATAGCAACTGAATTCTAATTGCATCTTTTGCTTTTTGCTCAGAAACCTTAGCAGGTGGAAGAGGTTGTAATCCAAGCCTGCTCATGTTTTCTTTCTTTGCATAATATGCAAGCACTTGCTCTTTTCTCATAGATTCCCAATAGTTTATGTGGTCTCTCAAATTTTTTGAATCTTTTTCAATCAGAGTCAATTGAATGTCTTGTTGTGCAAGAAAACGAGCGCTCAGCGTTTCCTGTGTCTCCATCTGGGTCATCTTCAGACAAATCTAAGTGCTTCCAAAACTTGCTAAAAAAAGATGTCCAGCAATTGTCAGTAAATTTAAATTTAGGTTCTCCATTATCATACAGTGGTAACTGATTTGGAAAATTAAAAAATGTTAATCTACTTTTTAAGTACATAAATGTCTGATCTCTATTTATATCACAATTAGTTGTTATTAACATAGGAGGCAAAACAATTTGCTGTAAATTTTTATGTTTCACATCAACAGACACTGCATTACCATCAAATGCATTTCTCATATGTGTATCTAAATATACCCAGCAACATTGTGTGGCATCATCTAAAAATCCTATTTTAGAATCTAATAGAGGCATCAACCAAAAATGACTGTTTTTATTCATAAATGACACTACTTTCCCTCTCATAAATTGTATAAATTGATAACAAAAGTAGGATTTGCCAGTATCAGGCGGGCCATAGATAACTAAACACATTTTTTTAGGTATGCCTTTCAATAATAATTTTAAAGCCAACAAAAATTCCAAAAAGTTAATATTCTGATATTTCAAATATCTTACAATCACTTTCCAATCATCTGTATTATAGTTATTAGTAAAACATGATTTTATCCATTGTGACATCGTCATATTTCTCATTTCTTGCTTTTTGTATAATCTTACCATTGCACAGCATTCTTTTACATATTTAAGTTGACAGTTGGTCTGCAAAAATGCTGCTGCATTAGTGTTTTCCCTAGCATAACACGCATAATTGTAAGCAATAGCTGGTTCATCTAGCATATCATTATCATAAGCCCACTGTACCATCTCACTAAACTTAAATGTATCTGCAGACGCTAACTGGTGATTTATTATAGTTTGACTTGCTATCCAATCTGGAAACTCACCATATTTATAACAGGTATCTGCTATTACTTTTTTATAGCAATATAATGCTGCCGCCATACTTTTTAGTTTAGGAGGATCACATAATAATTGTTCATCTTTAGCATTAAGCAGACTATTAAAAAGTTTCATGACAGTATCCCTGTTTTTTGCAGCCTTAAAACTAATAACAAATAATGCTGAAAAATCAGAAGTAATAACTTGTAAATAAGACACATGTGATTGCATTGTAGTTTTAGATGCTTCAATTAAATCCTCAGCACATGCAAACACCACAACAATCCAATTTTGCGTACAACTCTTATTACTCTTAAATGTTCTAGTAATTTCATTAAAAGGAATACCATATTTTTCTTTAAACTTACAAAGCAAAGTAGCTCTATGGTTATTGTTATGCAGCAGCGAATACAATTCCGCATCAGCGCCATTTTTGTTTCCCGCCACATTTGAACTATCACTTTGTACCTGAACAATAGAATTTTCAGCTTCATCTTCAATCCCACTGTCTCTAAATAGACGCCTTTTCGACTGCCTTTCAGGAGTTATATGCACCGCCGAAAGTCTCGGACTCAGATCCGAGTCAGGCTTTTCCGGGGTAGCCAAAAACTTTCGTTTTACTGTAACTAGCTCTTTATCATATTCTTCTGAAAGCTGTGCATTTAGTAACGCATGGGAATTCCCCTGCACAGCAATTTCAGAGTCATCTATTAAGTTAGAAACAGTAGATCCATCTGTACTTTCATCAAACAATTCCTGTAAAGAATCATCATCACATACTGCTGCATCATCAAGAAATTCACTTATAATATCTAAATTAGAATTAGTATCAGTACCTTTAAGATCTGCCATTTCGAAGCAACTCTTTGGAGCACTTAAGACAAAGAAAGGAAAATTCTGATTGAAGAAGGCTTTCAAACAGACGGATGGCTGCGTCGGTAGCAATAACACACAGTCTGACGCGACAATGACAATGCTTACACATAGATTCAATCTTGAAAGGCGACCTTTCAGATTCTGCTATGTCATCAGTTTCAATAGACTCGTCACTTAGTAAATTCATAGGTAATACAAGATCCTCTAATACAATATCAGGTATTGTTGGCTTTTCACCCCTCATATTCACAACAGTTTCTACAACAACCTCTCCAATTACCCCTTACTAAATGAAAATAACCTCCTGAATAAATGCAATCATACTTTTCTATATAATCTAACAATGACATACAATTTTCACAACGTACTGCAATTTCATTTAAAGGTTTGCCTAATAAATCAGACAGCAAATGAGCTTTTACAGAGCAAGTATAATACCTCTCGTTTTCAAAAATAGCAGACAATTTCAAGCATTTAGTACAAGCAGCGAAAGCATTACCATCTCTATAAACAAGAGCTAATTTTTTACAATGAAAGCTAGCCAAATCTGGTAAAGGTATCAAAAATTTACAGAACAGGCAGTATAGTTGTAAATCAAAGAAGCTAAGATTTTCTTGCTTGCAATAGTCCACCAAATTTTTAGCTCTCCCAGGCTCCATCAGTCTCCTGAAAATCTGTGTGGATCAGCTCTTTTATATGCACCCTTCTCGGTTGTCACGTATCTATGTCTAATAATTGTTGGCAACTATTATTAGATAGGAAAACAAAGCAACCGATATCGGTACACTTTCTTCTGGCAGCTAAGCTAAGGTGACTCAGAAGTTTGTTCTAACTTGTGAGATTTAATCTTTGTTAACATGTACCGACTTCGGTCGCTTTGTGTTCCCTCGAGGCATATAAACTTACCGAAAACGGTCGTCTTCTTCTTAAAGTGACCTCTGGTTTGCAGGTCCAGCTGGTCAGCATTATTGATCACAAACGTGCATCACATTTATACTTAGATGGGCGGGAATAAATACCTCTGACTCAAAGACAACACACACCTTTGCATTTACTTTATTTGTTTATTCACTTTGTGACATGATTAAAGACTCAGTTCTAAAGCATTCACAGCATTAAACTTCACAGTACAATATTCACAATACAGCCAAAACCACTTTTAAGCAGCTTATCTGGTACGTTTTCGTTTGTTTGGTTTGGAAACTGTGGCAACAGTATAATCACTTCTTACTCTTTTTCTTAGTAATCCTGTTTGGAACAAAAACTTTCGCCCTAGTGCAAACTGATCAAGTTCAGACGAAAACTTCTCTGTAAGATTTACATTCCAAAAAGTATATTCTTTGTAAGGGTCTACGACTTCATTTGAAGTATCCTTTGCAGGACACTTAGTAGCATCAGATTTCAAATATCTGTAAGTATCTCCTATACCACTCGGAGCTGGAGGTACATAAGCTAATTGCCAGTTTTCCAGGATTCTGGGGTCCATGACATTTAGATGTGCTAGGACATCAGCATCTAGTCCTACTTTACACAACTGAAAGATAAACTCTAACTCAAACTCCTC